TCATAAAACCCAAAACCCCCTAAACTGCGATTTACCCTACACGGAGGAAAATCGGTTTCAATGTCCCCCCAAAAAAACACCCAACTCTTATAAATGGATACCCAAACCCTAATGACCGGTTCAGTCGGCGGTATCTCGGTTGCTCTTCTCATCGGTGTTGCCGTTGCTATCTACAAGGTGGTCAACCACAAGCGTTGCCGTTCGGTGTGCTGTGGGCAGAAGATGGAAGCCAGTCTTGACATAGATGCGACCACGCCGAATACTACGGCTTCAAAATCTATTCCTATACTAAAGGATGACCAGTCTTCAGCAAGTTGAAGCCTATTCTCTTGGAGACGACGACCTTGCGACTATCCTACCGAACTCCCACATCTTCCTATACCCATACCTCAAGAAGGTCAAGGACATTGACGAGATTTTTGATGACGAAGGAAGGGCATTGATGCTCTATCTGACTGAAGACAAACGCACTGGACATTGGGTCGCCATCTGTCGCTATCCAGACCACATTGAGTTCTTTGACCCTTATGGTGAGCGTCCAGACCAAGAACTGAACTGGTTAGGCAAGGGCAAACGCGTGGAACTGGAGGAGGACAAACCCCTCTTGAGCAAACTGCTACGAGAGAAAGGACTTCCGGTTGTCTATAACAAGCACCAGTTCCAAAAGGATGGTGATGATATCGCCACTTGCGGTCGCCATTCTGCTGTCCGACTACTGTTCAAAGACCTATCGTTGCCCCAGTATGCGAAGATGATACAAGAAACCGGTCTTGCTCCAGACGAGTTCGTCAGTAGGATAACATTTCCACTGATTAAAAAGTAAGTGAAGGATATATAGGATGTCTATGAGAAGCAGTGTATCTTTCACCGTCGGTGCTGGAACGCCAGAAGACCCAGACATTGTCTACTACAATGCCGACATCATCAACGACAACCAGTCCAAGCAAGTGCCGATTGGTAATGACCCAGTTGTCCGGTTTCAAGAGACACGCTCCACCGCACTCATTAAGGACATTAGTCAGTTCTACTTCTCTATTGTTCGCTTCACGATGGATGGTCCTAACAAGGACTTACCGCTCTTTCTTCCCACTGTCCAACTGGGGCAATCGGATGTTGACTTGACTGCTTACTCTATCGGTATTGGGTATAAACCGCAATCAACCTTCACTTATGGAGACTACAGCGGTATTCCTAACCTCTATGCTCGTGGGTTCGTCAAGTATCTGACCGAGACGGCTGCTTATTACAATGGAAGTCTGCCGTTCCCCAATCCTCCTCTGACCCAGCAAGACATTCGCGGTGTCTATTACTTCGTCTATACCTATCAGCACTGGCTTGACCTCTGTAATCTGCTCTTCTTCCAACTGACGAGCGATGCCCCAGTCGCACCGTCTGCTTACTTCCCCACCGGCAATCTTGCCTACCAGTTTGCTATCACCTACGGTGCGTCCACTGGTCATATCGCCCCTACGGTTCTCCAACTGCCCACCGCGTCGGCTCATAATGGACAGACTTGGGCGGTGGAAAGCACTGGTCGGTTCTACTTGAGCAACGGCACTGTCTGGACACTCCAAGCATCTCCGGCACTAACTCCATCAGACAGAAACTCCATTCCTCCGCAGTTCCAATACGATGCTACCTCCGGTCTTTTCAGTCTTTATGTCCCAGACACTTGGCTTTATAATACACCCATCGTTCCTCCGTTTCTTCAAGCAGACCTCTTCACAATGTATTTCAACACCAATATGTTCGGTCTCTTCACCAACTTCAGCAACTTCTACATCGGCAATGAGGCGAATGGTCAAGTCAACCAAATCATCTTCCAAGACAAGTTGGGAAAGAACAAATATACCGACCCATCCTTTAATGACTTTTGGTTTCTGACCCAAGAACACGAAAGCACCTCGTCGCTATGGTCTCCGATATCCTCATTGGTCTTCACCTCAACCCTCATCCCCATCTTCCCAGAGAATACTGGACAACCGATTGTCTTCGGCGGAACGAACAACACCGCCAATCTGAACTCCTCCACGAGTGCCTTCCAGCCTATCATTACGGATATTGCTCTTCCGATGGGGTCTGCCTACGACTACCGAACATTCATTGAGTATGTCCCTTCGGCAGAATACCGTCTGTCCGCCTTTACTGGCTCAAAACAAGAACTCCGGAACATTGATGTTCAAGTCTTCTGGAAGGCTCGTCTGGACAATAACCTCTATCCGGTGCGGATGTTCAATCTGTCCTCCGTGTCCATCAAAATGATGTTCCGCAAGAAGTCGGCGGATGGGATTTACAAGGGCAGTTGAGAAATATCGGCAGAATAAAAACGGCAGACTGAATATACCAGATGTCTGCCGATATTGAGAAGTTGGCTGTTTTTGACGACCGCATCGTCCAGTCTCGTCCCAAGTATGCCGTTGAGAAGGGTGCGTTGTCCCTTACAAACTCCCCTTTCCAAGCCATCGCAGCCAACGGTTCGCAGATGACTTTCAACATCAATGTTCCCTCCGAGAATGTGTTCGTTGACCGTGCCGTTGAGTGGACTTCGGCGTGTTATCTTCAGTTCACGGCGACGCCCACAACGGTCGTGAACGCCACACCGGTTGCCCTCTTCGGTCGCGACCTTGCTCTGGCTGCTTTCCCTCTTCACAGTCTGACGCAGACGATGACGGCGACCATCAACGACACGACAACCACCATCAATCTTGGTGATGTTCTCTATGAGGTTCTCCGTCTCTCCGACTACAAGAAGAACCGAGCCCAGCGGACTTGCCCCACCTACCTTGACACCTATGCCTCCTACAACAGTGCCTACCAGACGAACAACAACCCTCTGGGCGGATACGAACTGGCGACGGACAGCGGTGTCGTGCCGAACGGTGCGTGGGGTCAAGTCCAGTGGACGAACCCAACCGGTGCTCCGCTGTCCGGCACTGGAACATACACGAGCGGTGGTATCACGGTCAACTATGTCGGTGGTGTTCCCCAGCAAGCCACCGGCACTGCGGCTTACCCTCTGTTCGTCAAGTTCTTCAGCACGGAGAAACTCGTCCTTTCGCCGTTCGTCTTTAGCGACACGCACGAGCAAGAGACTGGTCTCTTCGGCATCCAGAACATCCAGTTGGTGATGAATATGGCTGTTCCTTCCCAGACTGCGACAGTTGGGCGTGTCATCCGTAGCACGACTGCTGGTGGTGTCGCCATCAGTGCCGTCGCCTACAACCAGACGACCTCTCTTGGAACGCCCTTCACGAACGCTGTAGTGAATGTTCAGTTCCTTACGCCGTCTCTGGACATCCCTCTTCCGCCCAAGAGCGTCGTGCCGTATATGGAGTTCCCTCGCTACATCAGCAATCAGACTTTCCCCACGACCGCAGCCGGTAATCTTGTGTCCCAAGTGCGTTCGCAGACAATCACGCTCCCCCAAATCCCAGACCTCCTCATCATCTACGCCAAGCCGACGGCGTATACGGCGACAGATGCGGATTACTACCTCCCTATCCAGCGTATCAGTGTCAACTTTGACAACTTCAGCGGTCTGCTTTCATCGCAGACGGCACAGCAGTTGTATGGAATGACCTTCCGCAACGGTCTTGATATGGACTGGGAGCAGTGGAGCGGTCTTGCGACGACGGCGTCCGCACCGGTCGGCAGTGTCCGCACGACTGGCGGTTTCCTCGTCCTCAAGCCGTCCCAAGACATCACCCTCCAGAGCGGACAAGCACCGTCGCTCGTGGGCAACTTCACCTTCCAGTTCAACTGCGATGTGCTGAACACGAGCGGTGCTGACCTCTCCGCACTGACGCTCTATGTCATCACGGCGAACTCTGGCTTCTTTGAGAGCATCAAGGGGTCATCGCGTGTCATCAAGGGTGTGCTTACAGAGGCGGATATCATCTCTGCTCCTCTTGCTCCTATGGGAACGCGTGGTGCGTTGACGCGTGTGGTTGGAGGCAAGTCAGTTCTCCACCGTCTCGGCAATATGATGAGCCGTGCGAAGGATATGGTGCTTCCGGCACTGAAGACGATGACTGGGATGGGTTCAACTGGCGGTGCGATGACTGGTGGGGCGTCCACTGGCGGACGCAAGAAGGCGTCTCTGGCTGCTCGTCTCCAGTAAATAGACCACTTTAATATCGTATTCAATACTATAGAATGAGTGTATCCGGTCTTCTTGCCTCATCAACCCTCAACAGCATCATACCCAGTGGGTTTGCTATTATACCGGCTGGACAGTTTCTTGTTGTTGTTCCAGTTCCTATGTCTAAAAGTCTAATCTGGGCTGATGCTATCATTCAAACCTCTTGGTTCGTAAATCCAGACCTTTTGTTTGATTTTCCATCCGATGGAACGATTTTAAGTGCGTATGGAGGGGGGACTAATGGTGATGGTGATACTCCATCAATCTTTATATTTATATCGGCTGCCCAAGACCACAATACAAAGGTCTACTGGAGCGTCTTCAGCACTGGAACAGAGGGAAATCAACCACCGTAAATGACGCGAACTAAAACCGCAGAGAAGACTATAGAATGAGTGTATCCGGTCTTCTTGCTGGGTCAACCCTAAATACTATTATTCCCAGTGGGTCTGTTGTTATACCGGCTGGAGAAATAATCATTGAAGTCCCAGTTCCCTTTACTGTTTGGCTTGATGGTGTCGTTCAAACTTCTTGGTTCGGATTTGAAGATGCGTATGCTTTACCAACAACCGGAACACTTTTGACGGCGTCTGGGCGTGGAACTTTTGGAACTGACATTCCCCTTATTAGAATACTTATTAATCCAGTTCAAGACCGCGATGTAAAGGTCTTTTGGTCTGTATTAAGCAGTGGAACAGTAGGCAATAACCCATTTTAAAATCTCTACGCCTCCAATAAAGGATGTCCGGCAACCTCCCTCCAATCAAAATCCCCACAGAAAACTTCTGGACACAGAGTGGGGACGGCAATATACTCCCCTACATCGCTACAATCAAGATGGTCGCCTCCCACAGCACGAACCCCAATGAACCTATCCAGTTGTGTAAGGGTCATTCCAATCAGTTTATCTGCCTCAAGTGCGACAAGTTCTACCCTACGATTACGACGAAGTAAACGCTGTCTCCACCTATTCCATATGAGCATTGAACCAATGCTGTTATGGATTACCAAAGCAAGTGTATCGCCAAGTTATTGGGACTGAAAGGGTCTTCCTTCCAGTTGCCCTTTATCTTCGTCGCCCTCGCCAAGTAAGACTTGCGATGCTTATTTGCTGTGCCTTCCGGCACTCTGCCCTCTGCTTCCGCCTTTGACCAGAGCAGAAAATCCATCATTCCCTTACGACCAAAGCGACGCACTTCGCCACTCGGCGTCGTCAACTGGAACTTATGGGTCTTGTCTGTCGCATAGTCCACTTTCAATCCCTTTGCCCTCTTTCGCACTGTCTCCAGATACCAATCCCTACCACTGCCTCTATTGCGTCGCAAATCATTGTCGTGGGAAGGGTTTCCGTCAAGAAAACTGTAGACCCTACTTTGAGCCCATTGGTCCTTGCTCAACTTCGCACTCATAGGAGCATTGACGCCCTTTACGAACGACCCCTTCAACCGGACAGAGGTCGGATTGGTCTTGTAAGCACCAATACCGCGATTGTAGACCTCTTGTAAGATGTCCAGTGGAACAAAGGACACTTCGGAGAGTTCCTTGAGGGAATACCCTTTGTCTGGAAGGTTGTGCGTCTTCAAGAAGTGTTGCCTATGCGTCATCCCAGCACCGGTTGCGATGTGGAGTGCGGTCAACTGTCTCTTTGCCGTCGCAAGAGGTAATGAATGATTGCTATGGAACTGACCAGTTGCGGTCGTCATAACCCTATACCCATCTGGAAACTCTACTATCTCGTAGGGCATTGCTGTAATATGAATAGATTAAAATCACCAGTAATGCTATAAGATGAGTGCCTCCGGTCTTGCTGTGCCTTCAACGCAAACATCACTTGGTCTTGGTGGTGGAAGTGGTGGATGGGTTGGAACTGCGACATCTGACCTCAATATGAATGGGAATAATATCACAAGTCCAGACAATCTTAACATCAATGGTGGAAGTATTGGAAGTGTTTTGAGCCTTACAGTGGGAACTCAAACAAGGAATGGAACTATTAACATAGATACTGATACTATCACTCTCAACTCCAAAAATGGTGCTAACCAGTCTTATCTTGAAGTCCAACCGACCCAGTTGGCGGTTGATACGCCGTCTGGTCAAATCTCTTTACTCAATGGAACATTTGGAGTATTGGCGAATGGTAGGGGGAACACATCTGATGGTTTTGCTCGTTTAAACATCGGAATGACTTCAGCAGACCATCCAGATAATGCTGATAATCCGAACATCGTCGCAAACTCGGAAGACCGTAGTCTGTTCATTATTTCTCAAGGTCCTTTTGGTTTGACTGGTCTTGAGGGTATCGGTATAAATACTGGAACTACTGAAGGAAGTGGCGGAGTATTCACCGTCGTCGGTGGGAACTTGTATTGGAATGGAGCATTGGTTCAAACCATACCAGCATAATGTATCCCAATGTATCTAAAATCGCAGAGTTTGCCGGTTTTACAAGCAAACTTTGAGATAGACTAACACTTTGCGATTTACCCTACACGACCCTACACTTCCAAGACAATCTCCTTTCTCTTGAGACCCACATAGACAATCCCACACGCTTCACGCTTCCTCGTAATCCCATTGAACTCCAGTAGGGACTTGAAACACGCATCGGCAATCTTATCTATATGCGTGTCCTCCAAGTATGCCCTCTTGAGTTCGGCAGACCCAATCTTATGGTTCTCGTCCTTTGTGATGTTGTAATGGGTATTCAACCAGACCTTGAGCGGATTGTTGTCATCAAGGTAGTCGCAAGTCGCCTCCGAGACCGACTTGGGTTGCTTGAGCGACTTCAAGTCCTTGATGGTCTTGTAGGTCTCCGTGAGCATCAAGCAGAACTCATCACGCCACGCGTCGGACTTACAATGACGCTCCTTGACATCTGGGTCGCCCAAGCGGTGGTAGGTCTCGGTCATCTTATCGGCTGCGACGAACTTGAAAGGGAACTGGATGATACGCATACGACGCTCAATCCCACCATCAATCTTGCTCATCTTCGGAATATTGTTCATCTGAAGGAAGACCTTGAACTGCGGAACATACTTGACGATATGCTTGGAGTGAAGTGTCCGTGCCTCCACTGGGTCGCCACCGCTAATCTTCTTGAGCAGACCGCCTTGTAGTTTGTCATCCGTCTCTGGTTCAGTCGTCATCATAATCCGCTTACACCTTGCCTCCACCAGTGCCGGAATAGGTTGGTCTTTCCGCTCCAGTGGTTTCGTGAAGAGGGTATTGTCCACCGAGTGATAATAGTCTCCAAACACGACCTTGAGCAAGTCCGCCACGACACCCTTGCCGTTGCCTCCAGTGCCGGTGAACCCATAGAACTCCTCCCATCGGTTGCCTCCAAAGAGACACGATGCGATGACCTTGAGGAAGTAGTCTTCGGTCTCCTTGTTCTCAAACAACCCATACAAGAACGCCTTGACCTTCTTGCGGATGTCTGGATTGGACTTCTTGGGATACGCGTATCCACAAGTGGTGCTTACATAGTCCAGTGGCGTGAGCATACGGAAGGCACAAGTGTTGAGGTCAAAGACACCATCCGTGAAGGCATATAGATACCGGTTCATATCTATCTTTGCCTCCAAATCATCCAGTTCATAGAAGGACGGAAGGAAGGCAATGACACCATTACAAAACTCGGATGACCCAAAGGTCTTGTAGGCATTGTGGATTGCCCCAATCTTGCTCTGATGTTCCTTGAGCCTTTCCTTCTGCTTGTCTTGGTCGGTAATCTTCGCACTCTCCTTCGCGTAGGTCGCCAGTTCCGCCTTCTTGGTGTCCATCGTCAAGTCTTGGAGGGTATCGGCGATATGCCTCTTGAGACCGGACGGTTGCGACTTGTCGTAGTGCTTCCAGATGTTGCTCTTGGAGAGCGAATACCAACCCAGTGTCTCGCACCAAAGGTATCCATCTGGATTGATGTTGTAGAAGTATTTGGCGATGTCCTTGTGGTTGATGAGGGCAATCAAGTTCCAGAAATCCATACGGTTCTCCATCAGACCCCAGAACGCAGTGGGGTTCTCGGTCTTGAGCATCTTCCAGAGCGTAGCACCACTCAACTTGCGTCCCTTGTCCTTCTGGAAGGATGCCCAGTGCTTTTCACACGCACCCTTCTCGTAGTTCTTGGAACGCTTGGACACGGCATCCCACTGGTCGCAAGAATACTTCTCGTGATTGAATATCATCCCAATCCGTATCCAGTCAGAATACAAGTCCAAGCACTTGACCGGCAATGCCTCCACGACCTTGACCAAGAGACCGTCGTTCTCGTTGCGTGGTTCAGACGCGGTGGTGGTCTCGGTCGCAGTTTCTTCCACCATAGGGACTTGAACCTCCTCTTGTTCCACCACGACATTCTTAACGCCACCGACATAACGAGGGTCAAGTTTCGTAAGGAACTCCACGACCTCATCCGGTAAAGAAATCAGACCCTCATCCTCAAAGGGTTGCTTAATCCAATGATACTCCGCGACGGTCTC